GGAATCCTACAATCGCTAAACCACGATACAGCCTTACTATATTTTATATGATTTTCCATTTATTATATCACTTATTTTTCCTTGGCTTATATTAAACATTTTACCAATTTCTTTTTGTTTATATCCCGAATTGTATAATTCTTTTACTTTTTCAACTTGTTCTAATTTAAGTTTTGCCATACCATTTTTACTCCCTCTATGGTCTTTACCTAACTGATGTATCTTGTGTTGTATATTCTCTTTTGGATTAACCCATTCCAAGTTTTCAATTCTATTGTTTTCAACATTTCCGTCTATATGATTTACCTCTGGTTTATTTACAGGGTTGGGGATAAAATGTTTCGCAACTAATCTACTAATACTATGTAATTTTGTGTCGTCTTTACCATTACAAAGTTTTACCATTAACCTACCATTAGTATCTTTTTGTAAAGACATATTGATTTTACTTTTTAATGAAAAGATTGTCCCGTCGTTATAGACAACATAATCCTCATAATCTTCAATAATTCTATAATTTTTCATATGATATATTTTATTCTACCTATAAATATACCATAATATTCTGTTATGTAAATAACTCTTGCTGCCCATTATCAATCTTTTCCTTCAATAACTTTTTAAGGTCTTGTTTGGATACTTGTAATCTCTCCTGTGCTATGTCAAAATACTCCTCCGTGAAATCTATGTAAATATGGTTTCTGTCTAACAACTTACAAGCTAAACCAGTTGTTCCGCTGCCACCGAATGGGTCTAAAATCCAATCACCAGGTCTTGTAAATAAGGTAATCAAATAAGACATCAACTTAATTGGTTTAACCGTTGGATGGTTGTTATTGATTGTCGCAAATGATTTCTCTTTCTTTGCTGGTTTGGGGGTTTGTATAAGTGGATAAGTCATCTTAACATTATCTGGTAATGCCTCAAAGTTTAATACCTTATCAACATACGACCCCTCACTAAATGGTTTCATTCCAACGATGATTATTTCCCTTGCTGGTTTGGGTTGGAAACCTGCCTTACTACCTTCGTATTTCTTTGCTACATCTGTGGAGGGGGATGTTATTTGAGTAAATTGTTGTGTGCCTGTTCCATCATTTCCAACATAATCTTTCTTGAATCCCCTATTATCATTATTTCTACCATCATTTATTTCTCCAACAACCTCTCTCTCACCACCTAATCTTTTATCTAATGACTTACTAACATCTGTTGCTTTGGGGAATCCACTATGATATACCCATTCAATATTGGTGAATGATAAGTCAAACCCCGCTTCTTCAAGGTCTCGTGATATTCTCCATAATACATCCGTTCTTGGTGCTGCCATAATTGTTATAAACGCACCAGGTTTCAATACCCTATAACTCTGTCTCCATATTTCTGTATTTGGTAATACTTTATCCCAACCCTTATTCATAAACGAATATCCATACGGAGGGTCAGAACATAACATATCTACGGAATTATCTTTGATTTTTAATAGTTCAACTGCGGAATCTCCACAGAACATTTGTGTCTCTTGTTTCATTTGCCTTGACCTCTATATTTGCTCACTGATTTATCTTTTGGGGATCTGGTCTTTTGTGCCTTTCCCTTTCTTCTTACACCGAAAGTCACCTTTCTAAATGATGTTCCTTTATTTGTCTTTGTCGCCATCTGTCAGTTTCCTTACAATTTCTATTTCAATCTTTTTATTGGAATCCAATTTATCTCCTTGAGTTGTGATATCAACTTTGGATTCTGCATTGTTCCATTCGTCCTTGAATTTATTTCTCATCACCAACGAATAAAGGTTTGAGTTCATCTGTTTTGATGTCCCCGAACCGAATGCTTCTCTTGGTAATCTAGCCCACCAGGAGTGAGATAATTGCCTCATCATAGAAACGGCTTCTGTAAACTCTGGTTCTTCAACCATCATTCTTGCGAATGTCTCGTTGGAAATATTAAGATATACTTTACAATCAATATCCAACATACCTTCTTTACCCATTCTAATCAGTTCTTCTTTCCAACCTTTGGGGAACTGATCCACAGTCACCTTTGGTCTACCAATAGGTTTGCCAGTTGGTTTATAAACTCTTCTTGTCATAGTCATCTAGTATTTTTGCCATTTGGTTTATTCTATCTGTTATTCTTGGAAGACAAACGCTACAAGATGGTTGTAATGTTTCACGATGGTATTTGTTGTGAAACTCGTATAGATATATTTTCTCTTGATATGAGTTTGTAATTCCATTAAGGTAATCCTGTGCTCGTTGAACCTCTTGTCTTGTAAAGGGTGGGACACCATCTCCAATAAGTGCTTCTAATGTCATCTCTTCTTGAATTATTGTTTCGTTATTGACTACTATTGTTTTAGTTTGTCTTTTATTGTTTTGTTTACAGCCGCATCCTAAAAACATAATATTATTCTTTTAATTTTTCTTGTAGTTTATCGTTGAGGATAAGTTTAACTTTTTTTATGTCCCTTGATAAATTATTTATTGGTATTCCAATCTTTTTACTTAATCTAGTTAAATTACAATCTTCAGCGAAATAGTGTAATGTTATTTGCCCTAAATACCAGTCGTATTGTTTTATGTTTTCTATTTCATTCAACACCCACTCTATTGTAAGTATTGGGTCAGTATATTCTTCTTGTGGAATATCTATATTTGACCCAAGTTCAACGAAGTTATTTTTTCTGTATATCTTATGGTATTTGCTGGTCTTTGAGTTGAAATTATTTCTAACTATCCGAGCAAAGAAAAACAATTTCTCACCATCAGGGATTAGGTTTATCTTCCTGTTGGTAAGAAATTGTTGTATTGAAACTTGTAATAGGTCATCTGTATTATTTTGTTTTGCTACTCTATTACATATTTTCCTTAACTCTGTGATATTTTCTTCTATCCAATCGTTTAACAAAATCGTAGTGTCTAATCAATTTATCCAGGTCTATTACCTTTAAGTATCTTTCTTGCGAAATACTTGTTGTTCTCGTCAAAGTGATTAGTTAGACAGATTAGATGTTCTTGTTTGCGTAGTTTGATGACTTTGTCTCTTACTGTGATTGGGGATACATTTAGTATTGTTCCAATTTCTACGTTGGTTAGGACTGAATATTGATTAGGACTTTTGTAAATGTCTTGCATCAATAAATCATAAATGCGTTTTTCGGTTCTGTTTGTAATTTCCATAATATTTGTTTTTCTTTACAATAAGTATATGACCTATTAGTCAAACATCAATAGTTTCTTGAAATAATTTTTTTATCATTCTATCGTAAAGGTCTGCGGTTTCATATAAGTCATTCTCTGTTGCTCTATCTCTCATAAACTTAAAGTATTCAGCATAGAATATTATTTTGTTTTTATCCTCCTTGAATAATTCTATATTGTGTAATATCAATTTACTTGCTATAATATCTCTTTGTTCTTCTGATATATTGAAATAAGATGCATCAGGGTCAAATGTGCCATCAAATATTTCTTCTATTAGTTGTGCTATATTCATACTATTAAATATCAATCTCTTAAAAATCCAACGACAGGTTGTTCTTCAACCTTTATCCTTGAAGTAATTTTATCTCTAACATCTTTATGTTGCTTCTGTAACCATTCCTGATGATACATCAATCTTTCTATTGAAGTAAGTTTAGATTCATTACCTTTATTCCAATCGTTTTTCATATCACATCATCTATTTGATTGAATACTTCTATCGTATAATCTAACTGACTAATTGAAATATTTTGTTTATCACTAGTTGTAATTTGTTGGATAATATCAATTAAAATCTGACTATAATATCTATGAGTTATATTTTTTAGGTTTTCTGATTTTTGATTCAATGCCGGTTTATAAAAATCAATCGCAACTGCCTCCCAAATATCAATCTGATTCATATACTCTGGTGCGGCAATTTTGAAATAACAAGAACCATATGGTAATTTATTTATAAATGATTCAACAACTCTTTTTTCAATATTATGTGATTTTCCAATGTATAATAAAATATCTTCAGCATCATAAATAAAATAAACTCCACCCTTATATCCTAATTCTTGAATAGGGGTTATTTTACTATGTGTTAATATGAATATTTTGAAATTATTTTGGATAGATGTATATGTAAAATCAGTTTCTTCCTGAAACATATGTAAAAAAGTATCTGTTAGTTTTGGTTCATAATTTTGACATAAGAAGTTATAATGCCTGTCTAATGAATCTATAATAGAATTGAATATGAATATATTTTTTTCTATTTGTAATTTTTGGATTTTTAATTTCAATTTGTTTTTCATAATATAATTTATATTTTTTTCACCACATTATCAACAAGGCAGAGTTCTAGTTCCCTTATTTTTATACCTCACCCAATAAGTTTCATAAGACCAGTTCCATTCCCCCATATCTTATTTATACTTATTGACCTTTTTTGTAGCAGGTATGTCTCAATTTCCTATTTGGATTTATCCACCTGTAAGATCCATACTCTCGTTCCGTGCCGATTATACCCTCTGGACGATATTAAACCTTTTCCTGTCAGTTTAACTACATATATAAGTATAGTCCCTTTAAGTAAAAGATAAATAATAACCAAATTAAATTAAAAATATTTTTCAAGGTCATTATCTTTGATTTAAGACACTTTATCTTCAAGGTATATCTTCACATACCCTAACCATAGATAATTCAACCACACCCCCTAAAAATAAGTCATAGACA